AGTGGACAGTTACAATTTGCAATTAATAAAACAAGAGCGGACAATGATTATATGGCATGTCCAAGATTATAAAAAAAAAGTGATTTTTAATATTTAAGAGAGATGATATGTAGTGGATATATCATGTCTTGTAAAACAGATTTAATGCAAATGACTGCGAATGAAAGAATCGCTTTCCGTAAAGAGAATTGGCGTGGAAATACTTTTGGAAAATCAGAAGGATTTTATCCAATGCCAGCAAACGAGGAGGTTTTCATGGAAATGATTAATCCCCCAAGGCTTGCTCAACAAGTGTTTCAAATACTTGAAAAAGGTGGAGAGAAAACGGTTTCTAAAAAACCTAAGAAATTGAATTGGAAACCTATTCATGATCTTTTTGACAGTGTTTACACAATTATTCACCGTATGTATGACAAAGACAATGAACCAATTGTTGAATATAATTGGATGGATAATAAATTGTTCGTTGATGAATATTTTTCGCTTTTGGCGAATGAACAGAAAATGAGAAGCTATATCAAGAATAATATTGATATTGCAAATCTCAGAGACGAGAATGCAAATCTGGAATATAATGAAGATGAAGAAAGTGGAAACAAAGAGAAAGATGATGGTGTTTACCGTCCCAAATTTAGGGAAGGTTCTGAACCCAGTATTGATAAAAGAAATCTTATTGTTTTCAATCTTCCTCGAGATATTACCGAAAGTGAAATGATTCGATTCTTCTCTGTTCACGGCGATATCAGACGTGCAACCATCATGATGGACAAACATACTGGTAAACCAGGAGGTTTCGGCTTTGTTAATACATATACTGAGAAAACAGCCGAGAAAATTGTCGAGAATTGCAATAAACGACCCTTCAAACACAATATCATCGAAGTCAAATACTCCGATAAGTCAAAAGGACGGAAAAAAAAGTAAATCATTTCTTACAATCAAAGCAACAAATGATTTTTATAACCCCGATGGGACTCGAACCCACAATCTCCTGATTAGAAGTCAGGCGCCTTGTCCAGTTTGGCCACGAGGTCATCACAATATTATATATCACCTTATCTTTAAGCCACATTTTTTCTTTATCAAAAGTAACCAACGTTTGATAAAATAATTAAATTTTTTAATACGCTCGCGTACTGGATCCGACCCCACAAAAAATTGAACATAAAAAATTCGTGGATTAGATAATATATAATACAATATGACAGAAGATGTTATGAATATTGACTTTTTGAGACAACAATGGGGAGAGAAAAATTCCTCAAATGGCATGAAAGAAGAGGAGATAATTTGTAGGGATTTCAACAATGAAAAAAGTACAGTGAAGCGTTTAATTGAGGGATTCTCAAAAAGGAAGCTGGGAAATTTGTCAAAGTACCCCGGGCGTACAAAAACAGATGTTTACGCTGAGGTTATTGACACAAAGAAGAAGCCGAACGAAAGGAATACCTTGAACCTACAGATCAAGATGTACACTCCTTCAAAGAAGAACCGCCACTCTGGTGGTCAAGTTGGCAAGATACGTTGGGCGAAACTCTGTTCATTGATCCCGAGTTTAGAACGAATTAATGAATACATGTCCCCATTTTTCGAAGTTCCTCTTGTGAACAAGAAATGTGACAAAAGCCAACAAATCAAACTTAATACTTACGATGACAATGTTCAAGAATTTATTACAAAGGTTCTTAACAAGAATAAGCGGAAAATTTTGGAACTAATTTTGTTGGGTTCTGAGGAGAACGCACGCCCAAATTTATTTTGTGGCATTGAATATGTGGACAAGAAGAGGAACAAGATGACTGTTATCTCCACAAAAGATTTGGTTGATTATCTAATGAATAATGATTTCTTCATAAATGAGTATGGTAATCGGATTACTCTTGGTGATTCATTCTTTATTCAAAGAAAGGGAGGAGATCGTGGACGATCAGGTGCAAACTTTGTTCAGTTTCGAATGATTTTCTACAAATTGGATTTACCAAGCAGTAAGAAGCTTGTTGTCAAGTTGTAAAAACAAAGTTTTTGATAAATGAAATTTATAATGGTTAAAGCGAAAAAAATTGATTTATTTTGATTGAGTATCTTAATTATTTTGAAGAATATTATGCAAATTCAGTATAATATTCTTGTAGTTGGTGACTGTGGTGTTGGAAAGACTCTTTTTATTGACAGATTCAAAAAATCCACAGCTTACAAAGAAAGTGGATTGGATATCACATTTACAGAAGCTAATGAAGTTGTTAGTCACAAAGATAACAGTTATGATATGGTAATTGTTGTTTCTTCCTATGACAAATCAATGGATAACATTGATGTTTGTAAAAATTCTATCAAGAATGTATTCAACGATATTCCTTGTTCTGTTGTTGTGACGAAATGTGATGGCACAGTTTATGACAAAAAACCATCAAATAATTGGTTTCCATATTTCTTTTGTGATATTCAAGAAGACCATATCAAAAAATATATTTTAGTTCATCAACAAGTTAAAGACGACGATCCATATTACTTCTTTGATAGTTCTAATGCTGAATATGGTGTTTGGAATATATTTGGTAATTTGATTAAAAAGATGAAAACAAAATCTGAAAAATCCAATTTGACCAACAAATTGGAATGCGATATCAATTCTAATTATCTCAATAAAGTTGTTGAAATTATGACTGAAATGAAGGAACGTTTGATGAATTCCGAACTCGAGAAGAATAAGCTTGAGAATGAAGCCAAAAGTTTGAAACAACAACTCAAAACTCTCAAGGAGACTATTAAGGGTCTTGTTGCGTCAAAGTAAAAAAAAAAATGATTTTATTTTATAAAGATGTTTATTATATGATAGTTGAGTATGTCGTTTTCAAAAATAATTTTAAAAAAGATGAGCGAATATCCATGGGCATTACCATCTGGAATAACTGGTGGACTTACTGGTACTCTAGTGACATTTAGACAATAGCAATATCGTGATGATCCAAAATTAGTTGATTTTACAAATATGGTTGGTGGTGGAATAACATATGGGACATTATCAGCACTTGGTGGTATGGTATTTGGTCCTATCGGATTATTTTTCACAGCATCTGGTGCTTATTCGCAATTTGTTTATTTTGATCATGCGAGAAAAAAATGATTTTATTTTATAAAGATATTTATTGCGTAATGTTTGAGTATGTCAAAAACAATTCAAGTAGCTATTTTTGGTGCTAAAGGTGTCGGTAAAACAAGTTATATTGATGGTTGGAAGGAAAAATATCCAGAAATTACAGCTCGATGCCAGTTTTTCGAATATGACACATATGTTAGTGGGATTGATCCTTCAATAAAATATGATTGGATCATTTTATTATACGATCGAACAAATATTCACGAAACGCTAACATACTTGCAAAATTTAGGTATAACTTGTAAAAATTATGATGAATGTTATCTGGTGATGAATAAGTGTGATCTTGGTGGAGAACCAATTGATGATCGCCACCGTTTTAAATATGGTAATTCAATTATTCCTTCACTTGGTCAATATTATCATAGTTGTAGGGATGGAAAGAGATACACTGTAACTTCAGATGGAAAATCTGTGGTTTGGGAAAAACTTCCAAAATGTAAAACAACATACGATTGCAGTCACATGCAACTTCCCGAAGCAATTGAAAAACTCAGGAAGATGTGTGAAATTGAATCACCATATATGGACATAATTGATAGGACTACTGATGTTATTAGTCATGAAATGATTAAACTCATCAATGAGATTACTGCTTTGAAAACTAAAAATGCGAATCTGGAAAATGATTTGAAGGCAATGACAGAAAAATACGAAGCATTGAAGAAGAACATTAAAGAATGTTTGTAAAAAAAATTGATTTTTATTTTATAATAATAGTTGTATAAAACGAGTAAATATGTCTAAAAAATTTAAGGTAATAGTTTTTGGTGATAAAAATGTTGGCAAAACAAGGTTTATTGAAAAATGGAAGGAATTATACCCAATTCTTACAAAAAACTTTATTTTTAGGGAAGAATTTTCTGACGTTAAGAACGTTGATAATGATATCAAATGTGATTTTCTTGTTCTATTATATGATCGAACAAATATTAGGAAAACTTTACAATATTTGAAGAATTTAGGTATTGAACGTAGGAAATTTAATAAATGTATTTTGGTTATGACCAAATGTAATGATGCTGTACAGGAAGTTGTCAAAGATAATACCTTTTCAGATTTTAAGGATATAATGTCCGTTCAAGAACCATTCTATTACGATACCATAGATGAAAAAAGTTATTTTGTTGACAATGATGGTAAAATAAAAATAAGTTCAATACGCAAAAGTCCATATGAATATTTAGACTTATTTGTTTCGGACCAACGCAAAAAACATGAAATGGAAGATTCGTATTTTAATTTACTTAGAGAAACCAAAGATATTGTTCATAAAAATATGGAAAAAATAATTAATGAACTTGTTAAATTGAAAACACAAAATCAATTTCTAGTAGAAAAACTGGATGTTTTGGAATTAGAAAATACTAAACTCAAAAAAGAATTAGATAATTTCAAATCGTTTAAAGAAAATTTCAAAAGTCTTTTCTCTGACTAGTTACTTTTTTTGTGGAACAAAGAACCAAAAAATTGAAGCAGTTAATTTTTTTGTGAAACAAAAGAACCAAAAAATTGAAGAATATATTCTAGAAGTTATAATACCAAAGTTAATAAATATGTTCGAGATTATTTTATTGTCTTTTTTGACCTCGTTGCAAGTCTTTCTTGTAATCCCTTTGGTTGTTGGACACATTTTCAAGATCCAAGGGTACAAAATCACTGACCAAACGGAGTGTAACACGATGATTTCCAAATTGGGAATCAAGCGTTCTACGTTTCTGAAAAGTGAGAAACCTTTCGGTTTTTTCTATGGTAAGTGGTTTGCTGGTTACATCATGACTAATGATAGTCAACACAATCGTGGTCAAACCATGTATTTGATTTTGAGGCGTGATCGTTTCGAAAAGATCAAAAAGGAGATGGAAACGGAAACGAATAATGAAGGTGAGGAGGTTGAACAGAAAATTATCAACATTCGTGAGCGTCGAGGAAACCCGTGGTGGTGGGACTACCCCAAGAGGAAGTACAACGCAACTAAATTCTTGAAGAAAGAACCTCGTGACTATCAACAAAAGATTATTGATGAAATTTTGGAAACAGTTTCGGACAAACCATCCAAAAGTGGAACTTTTTTCATTTATGGTGAACCTGGAACTGGAAAATCACTTCTTACACTTCTTTTGGCCAAACAAATAGGTGCATCGTATTGTGATACTTGGAAACCCACCGATCCCGGTGATAGTTTATCCAAAGTTTATAGCACAATCTCCCCAGATAAGGAGAAACCTCTCGTTTTGGTATTGGAAGAGTGTGACAAGATTCTCTTTGATGTTTTAAGTGGGAACATTCAACCCCACAAACACATCCCGATTCAAATCCGCGAGAAAAGCGACTGGAATGGGATGCTGGACAAAACAACAGATCTAGGATTCTATCCACATTTGATTCTCATTCTGACTTCAAATGTGCCAATTGAAAAGATTAGCGAAAAAGATAAATCTCTGCTCCGACAAGGACGCATCGACAAATCTTACCACATCGATGATGAAAAAACTAAAATCGATTAAGATTTTTTATAACAAAGAGAGATTGCATCTCTCTTTTGAACTCTACGCTTCGACTCGCTCTCCGAGCGATCGGGTTAAATCTGTTATTGATTGGTTATAATGTTTACTCGCGAAGGCGAAAGGGGGCTAGCGGGGGTTACCCCCGCCCCGTATCTCATTTTCGTGACACAAATAATGAACACGCAAAGCCCCAACACGTCCCAATCTTTGTCCACGACCAATAATCTGCTTTTCTAATTCTTTATCCATCCTGTGATACATAACAATGTCACTTGTCATTTGTAAGTTCAACCCAGAACCAAAATACTTAGCATTCAACAAAAGAATATTGACTTTACCCTCAGTATAATCATTTATAATATTCTTAATTCTTCCAGTTGAACCCTTTAACAAACTGTAATTGATCTCATTCTTGGTTAAAACACCCTCAATTTCCGAGAAGGAGTTCTCATAACTAGAGAAAATCAAAAACCTCTTATTTGTCTTTCCCTTACAATCTTTCACTAACTCCAAAATCTTCTCAATCTTGGTCAATAATCTACCCTCCTTATCCTTATCTTTGTCCTTGGCTTCAGCTTTCTCATAATTATTATCAACAACAATACACTCACTGAAACTACAAGGAGTCCTACACAACGCACATTGACTATTACTTGCACTCAAACAATACATTAAACACTCGAAACAATAAACCTGTTTACAGCATTGCACCAACGTTGGCTTCTCTGCTTTTTCCAAACAAATTGGACAATTCTCATTAGCAACATTATCAATCCTCTCCTTCAAAGAATCGTGTTTATTCTTTGCTCCCAATAATTTCTCAGTATTCTTCTTAATAGCAGTCTTGATTGTGTACTTCTTACTATTCTGTGTCTCCAAAATCTTCTTCTGAACCGAATAATTACCTTTTAACTCCTTATACTTCTCATTCAAAGACTCAAAATCAACTGCCTCTGGTGGCAATCCAACAACCTCTATAATTTCATCCAACTCCTCCTCCAAAGTTTTACCCAACATAAACTCATCAAAAGCTTCCTTTTCAACCTTAAGAATTTCCTTCTCATCCTTAATCTTACCTTCAATATCAATCAAATCCAATTTTTTCAACTTAATCTTATCCTCCAATCCACGCACATCATCAGCTAAAGTTGAAAGAACCAATCTAGAAATATCCTTATCAGATTTGATATTACTATTCACCAAACTCATAGCAGTCGTCATATCATTCGCATTAAGTGCATCAATAATATTTGGAAGAGCTACATTATCCAACAATTTAATATGAATTGGCGTAAAACACATAATATAATTCTTAATAGGTGCCTCCAAACTGAACGAATTCTTAATAAATTGGTCATTATTCTTCAAATACATATCCTGAAGAAACCTATAATTATTCATCACCTGATTAACGGAAAAAGTGTTTCTGATGAAACCATGATTATAAATACCCTTCACATTCTCTGGCAAACCACTGATATGATAACGATATTGCCTACTACCCTTCGGAAAAAACAAATCATACAATGACGAAGTAATAAACCAATTATATTTAGCATAAGCCGTTCTACAATTTGGAAGATTGATAGAATTTGCTTCATCAAAGAAAACGCGGTCAAAAATTGGACCCCTTACACTTACTACCCTATCAATAATAGTTTCCTTCCACAAATCCTTCACATAATCCATATTAAACTCTTGAATATTAACCAAATCCTCAATAAGAGTCGCAATATTCGAAGTGTAATCCATAGTTGGATCACGTCTTCCAATACCATTCGCAATATCTTTCATCTTACGCCTAGCATCATAAATCTTATTATCCAACTGAGTAACCTCATTACTACTGTGACAATCCTTATAAATAGTTTCTGTATGAAGAGCATAACTCTCATAAATCTTATCCATAAACTTGTTATATTTTGTTGATTTAATCAGAACAACATCATATTTACCCTCCTTAAGATCGTCCAAACTAAGGTCATCAATATGTGTCTTCTTTTCAACTCCATAATATGTAAGATTTGGGAAAAAGCCAATATACTCAACCCATTGATAGTATATTGAATGCGGAACAATAATCAAATTGGTTCTCAAGAATACTGACTCTTCTTTATTTATTTCGTATCCAATAAAATCATAGGCATTATCGGGTTTGTATTTGATTATATTACCAGTCCACTCTTCAACACGAGGTTTGTGAGAAATCAACCCCAAAACATTCATAGACTTTCCCGAACCTACCTTATCACTAATCACGAATAAGTTCAACTTCTTAGATACTCTCTGCTTCTCATTCTCTTTTTGCATCATTTCATAAATAATTCTTTTCTGATGTTCTTTCAATTGTAATTTACACTGATCAGGGGTTTCCACTTTTGGACCCTCTTCCATTACATTACCCTCATCAACAAGAGTTAAAACTTTTTTATAGTTTTCAAAGTCATCATATGTGCTAAAATTCTTACAGTATCTAATAGATGAATTCTCCATAATATATTTTATTATTATAATATGCAGTAAAACCTTAAGTATAATTTGACTACTTAAAAAATATATTATTGTATAATAATAATAATGATAAATCACACAAAATCTGGTATGACTTTTCAAAAAACAATTAATAATAATGGGACTGATTACAGTTTAGTTTCTATTGGAACAAGAACTAAATTCAAGTTTGTTTTTTATGGTGTGGGATTTTATTCCAACAAACCTGAATATTATGCTGGTAATTCTTTGATTACCGAGAAGAGTTTCGATTCGGATGATACTAATTTGTTGGTTTTTAGATTTTATAGGAAAGTAACTCGTGACAGAATGATGGAAGCTTTCAGAGAAGCAATTGAAACCAGAGTTGGAGAGGGTTATTGTGCTGAAAAGATTGAGAAATTTGAGACTTTACTTGGTAGTGTTGAGCAATTAAATTATGAGGATACCTTACAATTTAACTTTTTGGATGGCTTAGTTATGTATTATAATGGTAAATTGTTGGGAACAGTTAAAGATAGAAAATTTATGAAAGTTTTGTTTTCTGTATTTATGGATTCTAATTCTGTTACACCTGATATAAAGAATAGGTATAAATATTAAGAAAAAGTTGTTATAAATTTATTTTTCATAAATTTTTAAGAAAGTTGATAATATTTTGATGACCTTCTCTTTTGGCGTCGTCAATTGGTGTATTACCCCATCTATCTTTTGGTTCTTTGTTTTTAATCTTACAATGTTCAATAAGGTACTTAACAATATCAATATGTCCATTTGAACAAGCAAGATGAAGAGGTGTTCTTCCGTCATAATCACCTTTATCAAAATCAATATCATTGAATTGAATGTATTTGAGAGCGGAAAGATCACCAATAGAACAAATTTCAATAATGTCTCTTGTATGGATTTTGTTATCATAAGATATGCGTGGATCTTCTTTTTTAGAAGAATGTATAAGACTGTCAAAATTGTGGAAAGAATATTTATTCACCATTTTTTTGAAAAACTCTATACCTCTTACACTGTTACCATATTTGTCCAGTTTCGGAGAAAATGTACAAATCCCCATAACATTTGGAATAACAAGGAAAATTCCACCAGCTACTCCAGATTTTGCTGGAAGACCAATAGTGAAAGCAAATTCACCACTATAATCATACATTCCACAACTATTCATAAGCGAAAGGCAATTCCGTACAGCTGTACCCGAAAAGATACGCTCACCTGTCAAGGGATTAACTCCACCATTTGCCAAAGTTGCAGCGACAATAGATAACTTACTTGATGTAATTGTCATTGAACAACACTCAAAATAAAAATCTAGAATATCCAATAAATTAGTTCCTTCTGGAAATCCTTTATTTTCATTCATAAAATAGGCCAAAGCACGATTTCGGTCAGCGTGGCTTTTCTCTGAAAGACATACCGAATTATTGAAACCGACTTTCTGATTTCCACACAACCTTTGCCATGTATTAATAGTATTATCAAATCTTTCTGATGAATCTTTATCTTTACCAATCATGGAACACATCATAATTGCTCCAGAGTTGATAAGTGGATTATGAGGTTTGTGATTTTTATTGAGTTTCAACGCGTTGAACTCTTCACCACTTGGCTCTCTTCCCACATATTCATGTACAAAATCAACACCATGTTCCTCTAAACCCATACAATAGTTAATTGGTTTACAACAAGATTGGATACAAAAATCAACTCTCGTATCTCCAACATTATATTGTTGCCCATTAATTGTACAAATGGAAACACCGAACCAATTCTCATCTTGTTTTTCAAGTTGTGGAATATATGTGGCTTTTTCTCCTTTTGTATTTTTTTTACACTCTTCATAAAGGGTTTTGATAGTTTCAGTAAATTTCTTGAAATCAGGAATAATAAAATTATTTTTCATAACCTTGAAAATAAACATAATATTATCATCTGTCAAATCTCTGAACTCCTCCTTTGTGTAAAAAATCTTCTGTTTATCTTCATCCAATTTCTTCTTTGTTTTGGATAAACGTGGATCATTCTTGTAAATACCCTTAGATGCAAGAAAATTAATCAATTTAATGATATTAATCTTGCCATCTTCAAGATCAAGAAAATGAAATATCTTGTCGTATACATTATCAATGTCCATAATAGTAGTATTGAATTTGTGTTTTTAAACTTTTTAAAAATCACTTTTTTTTATACAGACTTAAAAAAATTGGTATTTTATTATTCAATATGCCAGCAATAACACTTAATTTTAATGATGTAACGAAAACAAGGTTAAAAGAAATTTATGAAAAAGTAAATAAACATTTTAATGAAGATATTATAGATTTGGAAAAGTTGCCCCATATTTCATTAATGAGAGTCAAAGAAGATTTCGAGGAAGATTTGGTTAAATTAATTGATTTTCAAGATATTCACCAAAAAGTTTGGAAAGATATTGCGAATAATGTTGATTTATTTGAGGAGAAATATTATTCACCTGAACATTTTTCTCAACATATTACTATTCATTTGAATGATCAGAGTAAGGAAAATGTGCTTAGGGTTTTGAATTATTTATTAGATTGTAATATTCATTTTTTGGCAATTGCTGATAAATTAGCTTTTATTCATACTGATGAGGATAGTGGAGAATGTAAGATATATGTTGAAAAACAATTGGATAATCTTGTATCCAGATTTGAGAAGAATTCTAATTATTTAATGGAAATGTATAAAAAGCATTTACATAAAATTGGTGATAGAGTAACTATTTTTGAAGATGAAGAAAAAAAAATAGACGCAGTAACGGGAAGGAATGGTATTTCTCATGAAAATATGTTAAAACTTACGGTTCCAGGTATTGTTAATAATGATGAATAGTTTGTATAAAAAATATTTTATATTTTATATTTTATTAAATAAATATGAATATAAATATGAATTTCAAGAGTGAAAAAGAAAGAAAACATCAAAGTCGTATGATTTGTGATGTATGTTGTATGAATGCAACAAATCCAGTACCTATTAGTGATGATTGGATGACTTATCATGGTAAAACATTTGTTTGTCCACAAAAACATAAATGGCATTTTGCAAAAGGGATTAAATATTATAAAATAATGATGGAAAAGATTATATGGTATCTGAAAAAAAACAACCTATATTTATTCCAAAAAGGGATTATGATTTCCAAAGTGGAGATTAAATTATATTGAATATTTTTTGGAGTAATTTGCTGGTTAAAGTTTTATGAAATTCTTCTTGCCCGTCAATAATGAAATCACAATTATCTTTTTGTGGTTTTATATAAAAATCATAAGCTGGAACAACAAATTTATTATAATATTCTGTTTGTTTATCAAGTTTTGATTCTGTATATCTTTTTAGACGTCTCTCAATTCTTTTATGATTCGGAGCATCTATAAAGATTTTAATATCCACCAGATCTCTTATCTCCTTATTGTTGAAAATAAATATCCCTTCAATAATAATAACATCCTGTTTTTCATTAATGGTTTGATGACTTGTTACATCATAAGCCATTCTTTCATATACTGGCATCTCTGTTGGAACTTGATCAGTTTGGAGATCTTTTATAAGTTTACTGAGAGCTTTGAAATTGATAATGGATGGGGCGTCTAGATTTAAGTTATTATTTTTGAATAATTGGTGTTCTTCTTCAGTGAAAGAACTTAGACCTTTGTAGAAATTGTCCATGGAGATAATTATTATATTGAGATTTTTGTTGATTTCGTTTATAAATTTTTTGAGATTTTTGGCATAAGTTGATTTTCCAGATGCTGAACCACCTGTTATTCCAATAGTTAATTTGGTCATAACTAAATGTATATTTTATATATTTTTTAAATTGTGTGTCCCAATTATAATATTTTTTTGTTTGAAAATAATATATGCCTAATTTTGAAAAACGATTTTATCTTTTCAAAGGTTATAAAATTTATGAACCTGAACTAATTACTAACATTAATGAACAAAAATATTGGAACTATTGGCCAGCTGAGATATCTTCTATACCAATGAATGGTTATCCAACAAAAGAAGCTTATAAAGCAGAACAAAAAGGGATTGATCAAAGAATTACTATGGGACATTGGACAGATAATTTTGATCCATTAATAAAATAAAATAAATTTGTATAACATAGTTTTATTATATTTCCATACTCTTAATTGTGATTTTTCTGAACCTACAATTAATGGGTTGACTCTTTTGAATATATTGGGATATGAACTTAATATTTTGTGAATATATTTTGGTTTTGTATTTAGTTTTTTTGCCAATTTATTGATCACATAACTTCAATAATTTATAATTCATTATATAATATTTGACAACACCATTTAACCTATTTTAGAATAATTCTGTCAATAAAAATTTTATTTTTGTCTAACTTTTTATTCATTAATTCTGAAGGATTTGTATAGAATTCTCTTAATCTTTCTACAGTTAATGTTTTTTCTCCTTTGTAATTACAATCTGAATAATATTCAAACAGTTCATCAATTGAACCTTTTGTTACTCGTTTCCAATTAACAGGAATAACAAAAAATATATTACAAGCATTACCAATTTTATCAACAGCTTTCTTGTATTTATCTTTGAGAAAATCTAGGATAATTTGTTTTGTGACAACTCTCTTTTTCCGCCCTGTATGTTTTCCTACTACATTTATGGCTTTACTGGAAATTTCATTGAATACATCTTCATTAAAAGTTCCATCTATATTCCAAATTCCTGTTCTAGCAGGATTTTCAATTGTGCAAAGAGCTTCTGATGTTTGTGGCAAGTTTCTTTTGCTGAGCATATTTTTAATTGCTCGAATTTTGAGACTAACACCTTTTTCAATACGTTGAGATACGTGTCCAACTTTCATACTGAAATCTGTTAACTCACCATTGTCTTCAGCAAAAAAATCAACATGTTTTTTAACAATATTTGGCTTCTCAACGCGAATCTTTTTTCTTGACGGTTCATCACTACTCATTTATGTTTATTAGTTGTATCGCAATAGCTAAAAAAATATAAAATCAATTTTGACCTAAAGATTTAGACATATGTATAATTACATCATGAGTAACATTAAACGTCAAGACTACATTAACTGGGATCAATATTTCATGGGGATTGCACAATTAAGCAAAGAACGTTCCAAAGATCCCTCCACACAAGTTGGGGCTTGTGTTGTAAGTGAAGATAACAAAATTATAAGTATTGGATATAATGGATTCCCAAATGGTATTAATGATGATGATCTTCCATGGGAACGTAAAGGTGATTTTTTGGATAAAAAGTATGCATATGTTTGTCATGCAGAACTCAACACAATTATGAATTGTAATTTACCCAATCTTTTGAAAGAATCCACAATTTATGTCACAATGTTTCCATGTAATGAATGCTCCAAAATTATAATTCAAGCTGGAATCAAGCGAGTTGTTTACTGGGAAAATAAATACGAAGGCCAAGACTTCATGATAGCTTCCAAAAAGCTACTTAACCTCGCTGGAGTCAAATTCGAACGGTACAATCGTACCAATCAAGAAGTAACCCTCCATCTCTAACTAAAAATCATCCAACGCCAATACTTTATAAAAATTATAACCAAACCTGTCCGCGTATGCGAGGCAGGGGGCAGCGGGGGCAACATGCCCCCGCAAAATTGAATAAAAAATTATTTAAAGAGATAATTTTATATACATTTACTATGCTTTCTTTTAATCTAAACAGTTTATTCGGAACCCGTGCTGCCGATGTCCAACCACAGAGTGGTGGAGGTGGAGCAGCAAAGGTTGATAGTGCATCTGCATTCGGAAATGCAGTACGTGCACACACTCGTGTCGATGAGGTTCTATCTAAGGACCCAGAGCAGCCTGGAAAGGCTCCTCTTTTCGACACAATTGGAACTTACTTCCTTCAAGCCGAGGAGCAGTTGAAGGCAGTCCTCTTGGACTACTTCAACTTTCAGGGTACCAATGGTGCTGCTTATCCAAGGTTGGCCGAGTTGGAGGCTAAGTGTGTAAAACCAGACATGCGTTCTGTGTTTGAGTTGGTTACCCTTTTCAAGCGTGCTGCACGTTTTGGAGATGGTAAGAAGACAACTTTCTTGAATGCGATGGAGTACTATCTCCGTCACAATCCAGAGAGAACAGCACAGTTCTTGGTTCTGGTTGGTTTGCTTGGTTCTTGTAAGGATTATCGTACATTCGCTAATTCTGCAGACAAGAATTTGGCAGATGCTACTGCGAGGTTTTACCTTGCTTTTATGACTGAGGGTTTTGGAACTGATTTCGATGGAATCAGGGATTCTAAGGCGTTCACAGAGTTGAGGAAGTTGCGTGGTCTCTTCTTCAAGTGGATGCCAATCAACAAGGGTGCTAAGAAGACCGCTTTCTATGTAAAGATGGTCAACTTGTTCTATGAGTACAAGTTCGGACGCAAGCTTGCAAGGAATCAGAAGTCATACAACCTCGCTTGTATGCATTTCCGAAACTTTGTTGTCAAGAACCGTAACACTCCTGAGCAGATCATGAGTAAGGGTCTTGGTAAGATTGATGGCACAAGTGCTGGTATCAACTTTTTGAATACGCTTCCTGCTTTGACTCGTTCGAAGCACAGTGGGTACACCAAGAAGAAAGTTCCACGTGCACTTGATCGTCACCTCACCAAGTCTTTGGAGGAGTGGCGTCGTGCCCTCGTAAGGGGTGATCCAAAGGTCAAGGTTAACACAGCACAGGGTACCGTGAGTGCCTTGACTGTTCTTGACCAGTACATGGATCAGTACGTCTCCTACTTGACTGGAGGAGGTTACGGCTATACCTATGGTAGATATAGTTACACAAAGACTAACACAACAATGCCAGCAATGACTCCCGAGCAGGAGATTGCATTCAAGGCCGTTGTTGAGAAGAGTCAGGAGGTAACTGGAACTATGGATATGATTCCTATGGTTGATCTTTCAGGATCTATGTGGAGTTACAAGGCCATCAACCTCGCGTTGATCATGGCAATGATCTTCACCATGCGTCCTGAGGGACATCCATTGGACGGTATCTGGGTTGCTTTCAGCACTGATGCTCAGATCATGAATATGGGACATTGCTCTACTCCGACGGAGTGGTTGGCACGTTTTGCTGTTCAGGTCAAGCAGACACCTGGTGTCATCGGTTACTCTACCAACTACATGAGGGCTCTCAACAACTTGATTGCTTTCGCTGGTAAGAACCGTATCCCTGTCCCAGACATCCTTGCTGTCACTGACATGAGGGTTGATGAGTGGGTAAGAAGCGGTGGTATGGCATCCCGTGAGCGTGTCTTTACACAGAAGACTTTGGGTGATATCGAGAGGTACAACAGGCGTTTCGGTTTCGACAAGATTCCAAACATGTTTGTTGTCAACTGCTCTCACCAGCACGGTTTGGTTCCAATGACTCACCAGTTTGAGAACGGTGCTTACTACTCGTGTGGTCCAAAGGGCACACAGGTAAGTGTTCTCAAGGTGCTTCAGGCATTCTGTGAGTTGAAGTTCGACGAGGTTGCTCAGATGACCTGTACTCCAACTCCATGGACAACTATGCTCA